TCCTCGGAACTATTTTAGAACCGACTGATGTCTATACTATATAGGAGTGTCTTATGACAAATGAAGAAGTAGAAGAAGCCCAAATCATCGAAGTAGAAGAAGAAGTAACGCTTGATGAAAGTCAACCAGCAGAAATATCATTAGATACGTCTGATGGAAATAATGAACCACAAGGATTAAGTGAGGAAGATCTTGATAAAAGAAGAGAGAAAACTCAAAAAAGAATTAATAAACTTGTTGCTCAACGAAAAGAATCCGAAGAAAGAGAAGCCGCTGCTATGCAATTTGCTCAACAGCAAAAAAATGAAGTAGATGCATTAAGAGGTCAACTTTCTAATTTAAATACAGGTTATAGCTCAGAAGCTTCTAGCCGTATTGATTCTCAAGAAATACAAGCTAAAACAGCTTTTAAGGAAGCGTATGAAGCTGGCGAAGTCGATAAGATGGCTGATGCTCAACAAGTTATGGCTAAGATTGCTATTGAAAAAGAAAGACTTAGAATTTTCAAAGACAATCAAGAAAAACAAAAGCAACGTGCAGTGCAAGTGCAAGAACAGCAAATTCAACAGCAAGCTCAACCACAACAACAAGTTCAACAAGAGCCTGACGCAAAAGCTGTTGATTGGGCAGAAAGAGAAGAAAATAGTTGGTTTGGTCAAGATAGAGCTATGACTGCTACTGCTTTTACAATTCATCAACAATTAGTTGAAGAAGAAGGTTTAGATCCTCAATCTGACGAATATTACAGCGAAATAGATGCAAGAATGAGACAAGATTTTCCTCATAAATTTAATGGTAAATCTGCTCCTGCACAAAAAGTTGCGTCAGTTTCTCAAGGAAGAACTAGCCAAAAGAACAAAAAGAGTGTTAAACTAACCCCAGCCCAAATTTCTGTAGCTAAAAAACTTGGTGTACCGCTAGATGCGTATGCTAAAGAAGTTGCAAAAATTGCGGCAAGAGATTTATAGAGGTACATCATGTCTAAAAAAGATAATGAAATGGAATACATAGAAGCAGAACAGAAAGCTACCGCTGAAGTTGCTGCTAAATCTGATACACAAATTAACAGAAGCTCTCGTGAAACGCAAACACGAGCCTCTGCCGAACGCCCTGTGCAATGGCGACCACCTAGTAAATTGCACGCCCCAAATGCTCCGTCTGGTTATGTTCATAGATGGATTCGAGCTGAAGTTTTAGGTTATGAGGATAAAAATAATGTCCACTCAAGAATAACCGAAGGCTATGAGCTTGTTCGTGCGGACGAGTATGAGGATTTCGTTTTTCCAAGTGTCGAGGAAGGCAAATATGCTGGAGTCATAGGGATAGGCGGTTTACTTCTGGCGAGAATACCAGAAGAATTCATTGAACAACGCAAACAATATTACGCAGAGCGTGCTAAACAGCAAATGCAGGCGGTTGACAACGATTGGATGCGTGACAATAATCCCGCAATGCCTAAATTTCAGGCAGAGCGAAGTTCAAAAGTAACCTTTGGTTCAGATTAAGACTGAATCATAACATTAATTAGGAGTAATAAATGGCTTTAACAAACTTAGATGCTCCATTTGGTTTACGTCCTGCTCGTCTATTAGGCGGCGGTGCGTATACTGGCGGTCAATCAAGATATGAAATATCAAATTCTGATACTACTAAGATTTATCAAGGTGATATCGTAAAAGGTCTAGCGACTGGATATATCAAAAGAATTGCCGCTGCTGATGGGGGACTTGTGCTGGGCGTGTTTAACGGATGCCAATTCACAGATTCTTCAACAGGAACACCAAGATGGTCAAACAACTGGATTGGTGACGCAAACGTCACTAGTGTAGTAGAAGCTTATGTCGTAGATGATCCAAGTATCGTATGTGAAGTGCAAGCAGACGCAGCATTCACTATAGCTGGCGTTTTCGCTAACTATGATATCGTGGATAACAGCCCGGTAGGAAGCACAACAGCTGGAATTTCTCACGCTGAGCTAGATGTAGGAACAGCAGCAACAACTGCTTCTCTTCCTCTAAAAGCTTTAGGAGTGACAACAAATCCAACTAATGATTTAACAACAGTAACCAATACAGGTGTAGTAGTTATGATAAATAACCATACATTTAGTGCTGGTACTACTGGCGTATAGGGAGTAAAAAATGGCTATATCAAGAGCACAACTTGCTAAAGAACTAGAGCCTGGCTTAAACGCTCTCTTTGGCTTAGAATATTCCAAATACGGAGATCAAGCTGCTGAAATTTTCGAAACAGAGTCATCAGACCGAGCTTTCGAAGAAGAAGTAATGCTTTCCGGATTTGGAGCAGCACCAACTAAATCAGAAGGTGCAGGGGTTGAGTACGATAACGCTTCAGAAGTTTATACAGCTCGTTACACACACGAAACTGTAGCAATGGCATTTGCCTTAACTGAAGAAGCTGTCGAAGACAACCTTTATGACAGATTGTCCAACCGCTATACTCGTGCACTTGCACGATCAATGGCACACAGTAAACAAGTTAAAGGTGCATCCGTTTTAAATAACGCATACACTGCTGGCTTTACTGGTGGCGATGGCAAGACTTTACTTGCAACCGACCATCCACTTGCTGTAGGCGGAACATTCGCTAACACACCTGTAACAGCAACAGATTTGAACGAAACATCAATAGAAAACGCACTAATTTCAATTAGTCAGTTTACTGATGAAAGAGGTCTTATCGTTGCCCTTCGTGGACAAAAACTTATTGTTCCAGCGGAACTACAATTCGTAGCAGAAAGACTTATGGAATCTGCTGGTCGTGTAGGAACTGCTGACAATGACATCAATGCACTTAAATCTTCAGGTGCAGTGCCACAAGGATACACTGTTAACAATTTCTTAACAGATCCAGACGCATGGTTCATGCTTACAGACGCACCAAACGGTTTAAAACACTTTAACCGTTCGCCTCTAAGAACAGCTATGGAAGGTGAATTCAACACAGGTAATATGAGATTCAAAGCTCGTGAGCGTTACAGCTACGGGTGGTCCGATCCTCGTGCTATCTTTGGTTCAAACGGTGCTTAATTAATTTTAAGTATTATGAATTCAGAAAAGGGAGCTTCGGCTCCCTTTTTTTGTTTGCATTTGTTTAATTAATTATGTACCCTAAGATATCTTTAGACGACCATTGAGGTCGACTTAACCAGACTAAGGAGAATATTATGGGTCAAACAACATTTTCAGGACCAATTAAAGCCGGTCCTATATCAAATACAACAGGTACTAACGTACAAACAAACATGAAGGACGTAGGTTCTTCTGTAATTTCACAATCAGTGAGCGTAACACAGAATACTGCGACTCCTGCAACAACTATTATTATTCCTGCTAATAGCCAAATTATACAAATTAAATTATTTGTAACTGTAGCTTGGAATGGAGCTGCTTCAACAGCAGGTCTTGGATGGGATAATGGTCAAGTTGTTGATGCAACATCACTAACTACCGCAACTTCTGTTGCTGGTGGTACACTTGGTGTTCATAATGCAGCACCTGGTGCAAATAAAGTAAGAACTGAAAATTGGCTAGATAGCGGAACAGACAAGAAAAGAATTAGATTGTTAAGTTCTAATGCCGGTGCAGGTGTAGGTGTATTAACAGTAGATTACGTCCAAAATAATAACGTACTTTAATAGGAGGTTATAATGGCTGGACACTATAAAAGTCATCAACAGGGTTCTAACGCAACTACGGAAGTAGTTGCAGGAACTACTGACAATGCATACACTAAAGCAAAAGGCACAAATCAAGTCGTCTATTTTAGAGGTCTTTATTTAGAAGCTGATTCAGCTGATGGAACTGTAAACATTCAATCAAAAAATGATGCTGGAACATACACTACTCAATTTACTTTTAAAGTAAATTCTGGTTCAAGCGATAGTTTTTATTCAGATCCAGGTTTAAGGCTAAAAAGAGGCATGAGGGTAGTATCAAATGCAGGTATTACGAACTGTGTTATAACTTATACGGCGTAAAATATGTATGATATTGATTTAGATCTTTTACCTAACATAACTTATGATGCAAATGGTAATATCTTACTTAACGGAGCACCGATTCCTAATACTCCTTCTGTTAAGTTAGATAATACTAATATTTTTAATTCTGCTGGACAAGCGTATGTACCTGCTGGTGCAGGTTCCGATGTTGGTGGAGATCCAACTCTAGGTGTAGACTATACAGATGCAATGGCTATGTTAAATAGTCCTTTTGCACAAACAGATGTATTTAGTAATTCAGATTTAGACGGTTTTGATGATGTAACAGAAAAACCTTCTTTATTTGAAGACATGCTTTTACAAGGTGCAGACACAAGAATTGGTTTAAATGAAGCAGCAAATACTCTTCCTCCTGCTACTGTGGATGGTGGAGCTGGAAATGATGTTTTAGAAAGTCCTTCTACTCCATTAGATATAATACCAACAACATACACAACCGCTATGGACCTTATGGGTGTAGGAAAACCTTTATCTGGAGAAACTTTAGGTGGTAGAGTAATTCAAAATATGCAAGATAATGAAGATGGAACATTTAGTTTTGTATTAAATGACGGAGCCCTTGTAACTTATGATAATCAAGGAAATATTGTTTCTAATTCAGGTTTAGAAGCTTATCAATATGATGCAAACACAGACCTTGCTAGCCCTTTTATAATAAGAGATGATATTGATCTTTATGATGCTACTAGCGACACATTTGGCAACACTTCTATGGATGACATAGTAACATTTCTTAATTCACAAGGATTAAACTCAGTTGGTCAACAATTTAGAAATCAACAAGGAAGTTTTTCTAATGCTCAACAAATAGAAGATAGTTTTTTTAATCAAGATATGGCTAAAAGACGTGATTTTAGAAATCTTTTAAGAGATTTTGACTATGGCGGATATTTAAATAGTGCAGATTATCAAACAACTACAGGTCTTCAAGATGCAGCAGCAACAGATACCACAACAAATACAGGTCCTAATTATGAAGATATGTATGGAAATCTTGTAAACGAATATCAAAGATTATTAGATCAACAAAATCAACCCTCTAATCAAACAGGTTCTCAGAATATGAATGGCCTTATGGGTTTATTAAATCAATTTATGCAAAGCCGTAATTCACTACA